GAAAATACTTCGACATATCCTTTAGCTCGAACTGGCCGTCCTTGCCGGTTTTCGCCATCACATCGAGAGCTTTGCCGATCTCGGAAGGCAGCACCTTCATTTCCTTGATGAGCGTGACGGCCGAGTTTCCGAGATCGGCCGTTGACGCTTTTGTGGCAACGCTGGCGCGCGTGATCGCCGGTGTGATGTCGATGGCCGTCTGTAGTGCCAAGCCACCTTTGGCTATTTCATCAAGGCCCTGCATGATCTCGAGGCTGTCGCGGTTCAGCCCCTTCGTCATAGCGCGGACGCTGTTGCCCAGTTCCGCTGTTTTCTGTTTGGTCAGGTCATATTTCAGCGCGACGTCGGTCAGCGCGTCCTCATAGTTGTTCCATGCGGTGACGGCCTGCTGGATCGGTCGGCCCACAGACGCCGCCGTGGCGGTCGCCGCCGCCATGCCGACCACCGCTTCCTGTTGCCGCTGCGCGGCCTTCTCCTGCGCCTTGGCGAACTGCTCGCTCTTCGCCACGCCCTCGAGGCCGCGCGCGGCGTCGCGCACCTTGTTGATGACGCCGCTGGCCTTGTCGATGGCTTCAAGGATCAGCTCGACGCGCACGGCGTGGTGGTCTCCTCATCTGATGCAGGCTTCAAACGTCAAAAAATCGAAAAATCGCAAACTGACCCGGATGCTTGTCTTCCCGGATGCTTGTCTTCAGCGCCTGTCCCGCGCCGCCTCGGCGAGGAACTTGTTCCGCTGGGCCTGCGCCTCGACCCAGAAGGCGAGCTCCTCGCAATCCATCTCCATCAATTCGCCGTAGCTCCAGCCCTCGTTGACCATCGCGACGATCACGTCCGGCGTCGGCAGGAGACGGCGTATCAGTTTCCCGCCGCGTCCTCGCCGGGCTCGTCGTCGCCGAGGATTTCACCCGTGAGCTGCAGGTAGTCCGCGCCCGGCACCTGGTCGAGGATTTCGCCCGCCGTCAGTCGCTTGCCGTCGAATGTGGCGATGGACTGTGCGAGGTAGACGACGAAGGCACCGGTGTCCTTGCCTGCCGCCTTCTGGGCCAACATCGCGTCGCGCGCCGAATACAGCCGGTCATAGACTACCGTGATGCCGGAGCGCTTCAGCACGACTGTCCGCGCGGATTTCATGCCCTTCGTGCCGGTCGTGTTTGTCTCAGCCATCGTCCTCGTCCTTTGCGATCTCCCTGACGATCTCGAGCGTGGCGACGATGGTGTCCGTCGTCAGGCCGGCCTTGCGCGCTGCGGCCACGAGATCGTTGAGGGCTGTTTCAAGCGCGCTCTGGTTCATCGTCAGTAGGCCGGCCAGACATCCTGGCCATTGACGCGGTTGATGTTCTGGAAGACGTCGATCTCGCGGATGAACTGGCCCGTCTCGGTCGATTTGGTGACGAGGCGCGTCACCGAGCATTCATGCTCCAGCCCGATGGGGTCTTCGCCCATCTTGAACGCGCCGAGGCTCTGCTCGGTGAACAGCAGGTTCACCATGGTGATGATGCGGTAGCCTTCGGCCCTGATCACGCCGCCGGCGTCGAACACATCGACGAACTTCTCGAACTGCAATGGCATGGCGACGTTCGGCAGCGCTGTGCGCAGCCAGATCTCCGTCTCGAGCCAGGCGAAGCTGATCTTGGCTTTCAGCGGCTCAAGCGCGCGGCCCGGCAATTCGGCCTTGCCGATCATCCCGAGCGCCTGATGGGTGACGACCTCATAGCCCACCTTGTCGAGCTCGAATTCGGTGACGCGGCCGATCAGGCGCGCGCCCTCCAGATAGACGTCGACATTGGTGGTCTGGCCGATGCGGATCTCGCGCATGTCTCAGCTCCTTCAGGTGTTGGTTTCGCCGCCGAGGGCGAGCGCGGTGCGGATGAGGCCGATGTCGATGTAGCTCTCGACCGTGATGCGGTGCATCACGCCGACCGGCGCGGCGTCGAGCCGGTAATAGAAGCGGCCCTGGCCGAGGATTTCCTCCGGCGTGTTCTTGGCGCGGTCGAACTGGAAACGCCCGCCATAGAGCCAGCCATCCCGCTCCTTGCGGTTGATGTATTGCTGGATCTGGTCCTCGATGTATTCGACGCGCTGCGGCGTGCCGCGACGGTCGATATAGGGCATGAGGTGCCACTGGATCGTTTCGTGCAGGATGTCATACATCGAGCGGATGTGGAGCCATGCGGTCGGCAGCGGGCTTTCCGTCGCGCCCCAGCTGGAGGCGTGTGCGCCCCATGTCACGATCCCTGCGCCGAACTGGCCCATATTGGCGGTTGCGATGCCCGCCTCGTTCAGGAAATTCGTGTCGCTCGAATAGTCGCCGGGATAGAACTGCAGCGGCAGCTCAATTGAGGAGACATCCGGCATCTTTCGGTTGGAGGGCGAGGCGGCGGGGCCGCCATCATCGTCATTCTCCTCGCGGTTGACGAGCTCGTTCCACACACCGGCGAAATGCTGGCAGTAGGGCTGGAGCGTCTGCTCCGCCGTCACCGGGTCCAGCGCCCTCACATAGGGCGCGCAATAGACCAGCCGGTCATCGCCGAGCTGATAGGGCTGGTTGACGCCGCGCAGCTGCACGAGGCCCTGCTTGCTTGTGCCGAGCGGCATCGAGCAGATCGCGTGCGCCCTGATCTTGTTGGCGACGGCGAGCATCGCCTGCCGCACCGACAGCGTCGTCGAATAGCCCGGCGCGATGATGCGGCGCGGGAAATACCCGAACTTGCCATAGGTGTATTTGGCGGCCTCCAGCCCCTTCGGCACGCCCTGGGCGTTCAGCCCACCGATGATGTCGGCGGCGGTGACGGCTGCGGGGTCGGCGACGTCCGAGACCTTGTGGGTGGCGGGATCGAACACATTGCGCACGATGATGGTGCCGACGCCCTTGCCGCGATCCTTCTTGAAGATCGAGAACAGGGCGCGGGGGATGGTGTAGGCGCCGGACGTATTGAACGGGCCGAACGCCGCGACGGCGTCCTCCTGCGTGCGGATGATGATGTCCGTCTCGATATGGGCCGCGCGCGCCTCGGACGTCGCATGCGCGAGCTGCACGGGCGCGGTGCCGATCAGATAGAGCGTGGCGGCCTTGATGTCGCGGACGACGCGCCCGGCCTCGAAATGCTCGATGACCTCTGGGCCGTGATGATACTCAGCCATTGTCGCTGTTCTCCTCATGCGCGGCGGCTTCGCGCCGGCTGCGTGGTTTCTCGGTGACGGGCGGGGCCTGGGGGACAGGAGCGGCCTCGATCAGGCCGAACGCCGCCCAGTTCTCGACCTGCGGGCTGTCCTCGTCGAGTTCGGCAGCAATTTCCGCGCCCGTGGCGACAAAGCCCGACCAGGCGGCGACGCCCTCAGCCTCGTCCCAGATCTCGATGGTGGTTGGCGGCCCGCGCCAGATGAAGCGTTTTTTGGTCATCTCAGGCTCCTTGGGTGGTTGCGCCTCGTGGCATCAGCACGCCTGCACGACGCGCGCCGCCTGTCGTCACGAGGCCGGCCTCGAAATCGAATCGGTATTGGAACACCTGCTCGTCCTGCCGCTCCAGCTCGCGACGGAGCGGGCGCAGGGCGGTGGAGCCGGCCAGGCTCTCGCCTTGCAGCGCCAGCCTGATCTGCTCGAGCAGCTCATAGGCCCCGCCCGCACCGCGCAGCGACCGCACCAGAAGCACGACGCTCACCTGCATGGCGGCGCGCGAGCCCTGCTCGCCCCGGATGCCGGCTGCGTCGAACTGGTCTCCGTTCCAGAGCACCAGCGCGGCGGCGTCATAGCCCTCGAAGTCGAACTGCTCCGGGTTGTCCGGGAAATGGTCGACGATGACCCGGCCCGAAATCTGCGCCCTGAGGAGCTCAACGGCGGCCTCGCACACGGCGTCGATCATCGACGGGCGCGGCTGCTCGCGGTTGCCCGGCGCGTCCGGATGGCCGGGAGGGATGATGAAATCAGGCGCGCCGCCGCTCATCGCCATCCCTCCAGCACCGCCCCGCGACGCGAGGGCGGGACTGCGCTGATGACGCGCTGCTCGTTCGCCGCCTCGGCGACGCCGGGCGCGCCGCTGGCGGGAGGGGACAGGTCGAGCGTGAGCCGGCCTGCGGCGATATCCTTCAGCCGCGCCACAGCCTCGTCATAGCGTTTCTGCACGGTCTCGTTCATGGCGCTGGCCTGCCCGCCGCGCCCGCGCAGTCGCCATCTTGCGATGTCGGCCGCGAAGCCGCGCAGCATGGGCGTGCCGGCACCGGCCTGCGGCCAGCGGTCTCGCACATAACCAAGGACCATCGCGCTCGCCTGCGCCAGCGCGTCGTCGATGCGGGGCAGGTCGACCTCCCGATGGTCGCGCGGCCCGACCCCGGCGATCTGGAGGCATTCCTCCTCGCCGAACATCTGCACGAACTGGTCCGCCGTCAGAAGCATCGTTGTCCCCGCGCGTCCTCTGACGCCGATTGAATGGTGGCCGGTCTTTCCCGGCTGTCATGGGCAGTCAGCGCTCTCACGCGCCTTTCGGGTCGCCTGCCTTGTCCGGCTCCTTGGCCGGCTCCTTGGACGTGGCTTTTTCCTTGGACTGCTTCACGGGCAGCTCGCCCACGACGCCGAGCGCCTTGAGCTCGGCGGCCTCGTCCTCGGTCAGGTCGACCTTGACGATCTTGCCCTCGACCGGATCGAGCCGCTTCTCGCCAACCTTGAGCGGGGAGAGCACCTGATAGGCGGATTTTTCGTCAGCCATCATCCCCTCCTCACGCCACTGCAGACTGGAAGAGGAAGCCGGCGTCCGCGCCCACGAGATAGGGCCGTCGCTCGACCGTGGTGGGGTATTTCCACGACTTGATGTCACGGTCATACCAGGGGCTCTCGACGCTCGGATAGCCCTTGAGCCGGTAGCCATAGGCGAAGCTCGGCACCATCCAGTTCGATGCCTTGGGATACCAGGCGAGGATGGCGTCATTGCCCCAGATGTCGACGCCGGCGGCGTCATCGGCCACGCCATCGGGCAGATAGACGCCCTTGCCGACGATGATCTCGTCGATCTGCAGATAGCGGGCGAGCATGGCCTCGGTGATCGAGTCCGCGCTCGTGAACTTGAACTGCTCCTTGATCTTCGGATGGTTGGAAAGCGCCGCCATGACGGTCGCCCCGAGGATCAGCTTGTTCGGATAGCGCCCGACGCGGCGGCGGATCGCCTCCTTGGCCGCATCGATGTCAGCCTTCGGGTCCGACGATGCGTCGGTCCAGCGCGCCGCGCCGGCGAGCGTCACCTTGTTGCTCGCGGCATAGCTCGCGGCATTCCGGACGATGTTGGCTGCGTCGATCTCATAGCCGAGGTCAAGCACATCCAGCACCATCTGCACGGCGCTCTGGCCAAGATCGACGCCGGGGACGCGCGCGGCCTCCTCCTGCGTCTCGACGGGCACCACGCCCTGCAGAGCGTCCTGGACAAGCGACACCGGATCGGAGGCGTAGCCATACTGGACGGTGAGGATCGGCGCGCCGGGGGCGCGGCGGGTGTTGAGCTTGCGGAACCCTTCCTTGCCGAATTTCAGCAGGCGCATGTTGCGCGCCGGCACATCGACGACGGGGAACACGCGGCCCGCGATGAACTCCTGATTGGAGTAGCCTCGGGCGTAGTTCGAGAGGACGACGTCGACGACGCCGGCTTGGCTCGTGGTCATGGCGCGGGTCATGCGCGGATCTCCGTTCAGCGGATGAGGATGAAGAGGGTCTGCCCCGCGCCGGTGACGGCGTTGAGCGCGAGGCCGACGCGGTTGGCCGCGACGCCATTGCTGGCGGTGGGATCGGTCACGCCGCGCCCCTGCGCATCAGGCGTCACGCCTGCGGCGAGCGCCACCGCGCCGCCGCTCTCGACCGCGACGATGCCGGCGACATCGACGGCGAGCGCCTGGCCTGCCGCGAAGTCGGTCTGGGCGATGCCCAGAACCATGTCGGCGGCCTGCGCCTGCGCGCCGGCGAACGTCACGAAACGCTGCTGGACGCCAGCGCCGCTGGCGGTGATCGAATGGGTGAAGGTCTGGGTTCGCATGATGCTGTCCTCAGCGGCTGACGGCGGCGACGGCCGCCATGTAATCGGTGCCCGGATGCGCGGCCTGATGGGCCATCGCCTTGTTGTGGATGTCGGCCGAGGCGGGATCGACGGCCATGCCGGCCGGCACGGAGAATTCCACCGCGACGCCCGGACCCTCGCCGGTGTCGAGTGCGCCGAAGCTGATCGCCGGCTGCGCCGCAAGCAGGCTCTTGAGCAGATCCGCGCCAAGGCCGGTCTTGGTCTCGCCGCCCTCGGCGAACGACACTTCGAGGCGCGCCGCACCGACCGGCGACAGCCCGTCGAGCAGCGCCACCGCCTTGTCCTTGAGCGCCGGCAGGAGCCGCCCCTCGGAGACGAGCCTCTCGGCGAAGGCGACGTTGTCGCCATGGGCGAGCTCGCGCTCACGCCGGTCGAGATCAGCCGAGCGCGCGTCGAGCGAGGCGGCGTCCGCCGCAGGCCTCTGTGTCATGTCACTCTCCGTTTCGGGGGATGGGGCTTCGGGCGCAGCCGCGAAATCGGGCATGCGTCCATGATCGGGCGGGCCGCGGTCAGCCGCATCATCCACCCAGTTGATCGTCCAGGCCGGCAGCGCCTTGTCCGCCGCGTCGAGGCCGAATTTCTCGATGAAGAAATCGCGCATCGACCGGAACAGCCCGGCGACGTCGCGGAGCGCGGTCGCGTCGGCGAACTCGAAGGTCGCGACGCCGGCCTCGTCGCCGGCGAACTGCACGGGCCTGAGGCCGCTCACGGCGGGCGCGGCCGCGCCGAGAAATCCGATATGCTTCGGATAATACTGGCCGGGCCTCGGGTTGTGCGGCGCGTCGGGCGTGAACAGCGACAGCGACACGCGCTTGTATCGCCCCGCCGAAACCGCCTCGCCAAACGCCGGCTCGATCTCGCCGAGATCGGCGAGGAGCCGCAGCCTGTCCGCATCCCAGCGGAACGCCTTGGCCCATGCAAAGGCGGGGTCATCGGTCTTGGGGTGGCCGACGACGGCGGGCGCGGGATGAGCCTCGGCGTCATAGCCTTCGGCCAGCGCCTTCAGATCGTCGGACGTGAACGAAATAGGTGCTCCAGCCATCGGCGTGAACGTGCCAGGCCGGAACACCTCCACGGTGCGGATGGCTTCGCTGTTGGCTACATGGCCGCCTCCCGACATCTCGTCTCGCTCTCCGCGTGAAGGCCCCTTGGCGGGCATTGCACGGTGAGCTTTGAAAGGATTTCACGGGGGCGGTTAGGTGCGAGGTTCACACCGACGGGGCGCAAGGAAAAACGCCGCTTTTCTTTTGCCGCAACAGGTCGAGGGCGGCAAGCCTGCAGGCGAATGCTGCCATTCACGCCGGACAAGCGATCACTTGTGCATATCCCGGGCTTTTCCACAGGGCAAATTGCCTGTGTTAACTTCCGCCCCCGGCAATCTGCCTCACAATCTCCGCACAACTGGAGATGATTCGCATGGATAGGCACTTCACGGCGCGTTTCTACAGAATTTCGCGCCTGAACAATGAACCCACTCTTATCGCGGAAGCCATCGAGCGGATTGAAACCGCTCCGTTGGCGGGCAGACGCCACGATACACGCTCTGGCTTGTCGATGCGGATGGAGACCGTCGAGCGCCGGAGAGGGGTGATCATTTGCGATATGTGCCGCATCCAAGGCGACGACAAGCCCGGCAATTTCAGGCCACACGGAATCGAGCTGCTGGACGTTGATGAGTTGGGGCATGCGTTCAGCTTCGTCTATGATCCCCTGACGGACGTCATCACCATCATGCATGACGAGCGGGCGCGCATTGGCGCACTACTTGATTATTTGAGCGCGGCCGGATCGATTGGTCCTCTGGCCGCTCACTTGATCGCCGTTCGCGCCAACACCGCCGACCTCGAAGGCGCGCGCATCAAATCTTTGAAGGTCAAGCTCGCTCGGGCAGATCGTGTGCCGGACTTGTTTCAAAGCGGCAGTGACATTGAACGTGATATGCGAGGTTTGGCTGCCACTCTGGAAGCCCCCTATATCGAGATCAACGCCTCCATCGGCAGAGAGCGTGGAACCCTCTCGGTGGCGACAGTCAGGCGCGTGGTAAATGATCTGCTGCAAGGCAGCGCGCCTGTCGTGGAACTCCAAGTTGGCGTGCAAGGGCAAGATGAAATGCTCGACTTCCTTGATCAGGTGCTTAAGTATACCGATACGGTCAACATGCCCGGCGTCGATCAGCATGACAGCGCTGTCTGCGCCGTGCGGATGAGCTTCATTGAGAGGGCCTTTGAGCACCACCGCGACCACATCCGGTCAATCCACCGCGCGGCAGTCGCTGCATGACCGCATCTGGGCGTGGCGATACGAATGGGCCGCCCTGGCGGTCGTTGCTGCCGGCTTCGCATATGGTGCCGACCTCGCGCTCCGCTTCAGTCCCGAGGGCGGCTGGAAGATTGACGCCCTTTATGCAGGCATCCTTGGTTGGGCTTCTATACAGGCGGGCGCTTTGCTGGCCGTCTACACCTTTGTCGCCGCCGGCGGGAATAGCTTCATCCGTGCGATAAGCCACACCGATGCGATCTCACGGTTTCACGCCTATGTGCTCCGGACGACCTATCTGAGCCTCGCGGTGGCGGCGGCCGCGCTCATTCTTTCAGTGACAAACCCGGTGCCGCAACCTGACTTCGCGAGCAGGGCGCTGTTTGCGCTCTGGTACGGGGCCTGCACCTACATGACGCTGCGCATGTTTTCGATTGTTCGGATATTGCACACCATCGACCGTGCGGGGCTGCGCCGGCAGTCTATCAACCCGCTTTAATTCTGACGCCCATCTGACGCCGCGTGGCGGGCGTTCGCCATCGCGCCGGTAGGGGCATGGCCTGAGGCCTCTCGCGGGCGCTCCTGCGCCGCCGCATCAACGCCCCTCGACCGCCAGCCATTGGGCCACAGCCCGGCGCGCCGCTGTCTCGTCCTTCGCGCCGAAACCGACGATGGGCCGTGGCGGAAGCGTCACCTGCCTTGCCATGACGACGCCGCCCTTATGCTTGTTGCTCGGCTTGCCGACGACAAGCCCGCCGCGTGAGCGCCCGATATTCGCGCCGCCCATGGGGATCGCCAGCATCTTGCCATTCTTCGGCTTGATCACCGCGCCGTAATGCTGCGCGGCGGCATAGATGGTGTTGACGCCGACACGCAGCGTCCGGCCTGACACCTGCCATGCGCCGGACTGCATGAGCCGACCAGACCGGCGCAGGATCGGCCCGCGCGCGCCGCGCAACAGCACGGTGAGCGGCTTGAGCGGTGCCCATTTCCGGCCGTCTGGATCTCTGCCGGTCTCGAACCGCCTGTTCTGCTCGCGCAGGAGCGCCCCGCCGATAATCTTGAGACCGCCAGACGGATTGCGCGCCTTGGCCGAAAGCTCCGCCAGCACGCTCTCGGCGCGGGCGAGAGAGGCGGCATCCAGGCGCATTCGGATGTCGGACATTGAAAAGACCCCGCTTGTCGGCTATTCAGAATATCTGCGCGGAAACCGCTGACCTCGGTATCCCAGCCGCGCGGACGTAAGGGCGGTCGGTCAGTGACCGCCCTATTTCGTTTCGCGACGCCACAGCATCACGCCGGAACGTTGTCGGGCAAGATACGCTTGGTCCGGCTTGCCACCGTCCCCCTTTGTTGGGTTGAACGCCGTCGCGCCCTCCCATCCGATGGCAGACCATGCAAAGGCGGCGAACTCGGGACTGTCGCTGGAAAAACGCAGATACCTGCGGACAAGCCGTGGGCGACCGTCCGGCCCGTTCGCCCAATCAATCCAGATTTCGTCAGGGTCGCGGATCGCTTCGGCCAGCCTCAGCACATGCTGGTCACGAACGCCCTTTCCGAGTTTCAATCGCCCCTGGCCGGTGCGGAACAGGGCGTCACTGATGGCGAGCGCGTGACCGGCGGGATCGCGCCAGATCGCCGCGGCATCGCGGCTAGCGCCAAACTCGGCCAGGAATGCGTCGACATACTCGTTGGTCGACAGCCCCTCCGGCATCAGCCGCGATGACAAAGGGCGGCTGTTGATCGGCAAGGCTGGGGGCGGGAGGACAGGGCCGATGCTGGGCTTGAGCGGGTTTTGGAGCTGTGGCGGCACGAGGCCGCGCGCCCAGTCGCGCCCCGGCGCATGCGCCCAGCCGAAGCCGACGCCATTGGGCACGTTCACCAGCTCGTCCGTCCTCGGGTCGCGCACGTCGCGGGTGCCCAGATCCGGCGCGACCCCCGGTTTCAGGTCCGTATCGGCCAGGTCGTCATCGGTCAGCGACTCGACGCCGCAGGAACAGAACCAGTCATTGGGTGGGTAGTGCGTCTCCCAGAACGGATCATCCCATGCCAGGATCAGCCCATCCCATGTGACATGCTGCTCGCGCGGGTCTTTCGGCACCCGGTAATAGGCGTGGCGGTAGCGCCACCATTTATAAACCTTGACCGCATCAGGGTCGGTCATCTGCTTGTATCGGCCCGCCGCATAGGAGGTTGCGAGGTTGGTCTCGTAGATCACGCGGGTGCGCCATGCGCGTCCCTTCGCCGTGCCCTCGCCGGTCCAGCCGGTCCAGCCATTGCGGGCGACGATCTCCTCGAAGCTCGCCCGGAACATCTCCAGCGTCGATTTGCCCGCGATAGCCTTGTCGATCTCCCCCAGAAGATCCGAAAGCAGCGCCTCCTTGGTCGCGCCGGCGACCACGGCGGCACGATCATGCGAGCGCCCGTGCAGATCTCGCCAATGTTTCGTCGGGAGCGCGATCTTCTGGCGGAAATAGTCAATCGCCTCCTGGAAGGGGACGCCGAAATCGCCTTGTCCCTCCCCGGCGAATGCGTTCATCGGGCTTTGGGCCTTTTCCGGAGCGGCGAGGCGTCGGCGACATCGGCCCGGCCTGACAGTTCAGCCGTCGCCAGCGCCGGCGCAATGACATTGCCGAGCGGATCGAGCGTCAGATCGGGGTCGAGCGCCAGCAGCCGCTGACGGAAACTCTCGAGATCCTCACCCGCCGCGATGGCTGTGCCGATCTCGGAGCGCATCCTGTCCAGCCATGCGTCGATGGCTGGCTGCGCGTAGCCGTCGAGCTGGTCGGCGAGATCGGAGACGCCGTGGTCATGGCCTGCCGCGAACTGCATCTGCCTCTGGAGCGCGCGATCACCGGCGTCGGCCACATTGGCGCTCGGCACGCGCAGCGGGCCGCCAGCGGCGGCGGACGCCACATGGGCGAGCACGTCCTGAGGCAGTTCGGGCAGGAGGCCGGCGTCGCTCATGTCGGAGGCGGCGCGGGCGAATTCCTTGTCCCCGATGCGCGTCTTCAGGTCGAACAGCGCGTTGAGATGCGCGACGCCATTGGCGATGCGGTGTCGGCGGAGCAGCTCCTGTTGCACCGCGTTCTTCATGCGCTTGCGGCGAAGCGCCGGGGCCTGCGCGCCAGGCAGGTTGTAGTCGATGATCCACCGGAACAGCGTGTCGCGAAGCGTGTCCGAGAGCAGGTCGGCATCGCTGTCGATGATCTGCTCCTCGGCCTCCTTGTGCGTTTCCGACGCGGAGCGCGAGCCCTGCCCCTGCGTGTCGGTCGCGAGCGTCGAGCCGAACACGCACAGGCTCATCTGGGTGTCCCAGTACTCGCACCACTTCTCGTATTCGGCGTTGCCGGCGCGGGTCGCCTCCAGAAATGCCAGTTCGGTGCCCAGCGGCACGACGATGGCGCCTGACTGGACCATCTCCTGGAGGCTGTTCAGCAGCCTGTCCTGGTCGGCCGGCAGCGTGCCTTGCGGATATTTGCCCACGGGCGTCGGCGAGGCGAATTTCTCGAGATAGGTGAGCCAGAACGCGACCCCCTCCCGCTTGAACAGCACTGGCCAGAACAGCTTGGAGCCCAGCCCCAGCCCGTACGGGTTGTTGCCCTTGACGCCAAAGCGGTGGACGAGGAATTTGCGCTCCGGCAGGTCGATGCCTTTCGACGGCTGCTCGCGCGTCAGGAGGCGGGCGCGCCAGTCCGCATCGAACACGAACCGGCGCGGATCATGCGTGATGATCCTGTCCGGCCTGATCGCGCGCCCCTCGCGCACCCACGCGATCTCTGAAATGGCGAAGCCATAAAGCGTCGCGTCCAGGAGGTCGCGGCAGATGCGGTCGAAGGGCAGGCCTGACAGGATGCTCTCGATCAGCTCGGCGGCGGCCTGGTCGAGCGGCTCGTCGGATGCAGCCTCGATTGTCCATTCGCGCGCGATGAGCGCCAGCTTGCGCTTTTCCAGCACCGCATGGGCATGCGTGTCGCGCTCCACCTCCGCATAGAGCGCGAGCCCCTTGCCGCCACCGCGCGTCAGCAGCGTCTCGTCGAGCGGCTGCAGCACATCCGAATAGAACGGGATGGTGATGTCGTTGCGCGCCGTGGCGATGAGCTGGCGCGCCTCCGCAGGCAAATTCTTCCGCTCGTCAGCCATCATATCCTCCAGCCATCGGTGGCGCGGCCGCGCCGCCCGGCGCTCCTGATCGACATCCCTGCTCCGCCGAGCGCCCCGCCATGGGAGACTGCGCCGGACCAGAGCATCTCGAGGCAATCCGGCCCGTCATCATGCGCGCCTGATGGCCATTGCCGCAGCTGCTCGAGCAACGAGGTCTGCGATGAATGCAGGCGGATGAGGCCCGCCGCCATGGGCGGCTGCAAGCGCTGAATGCGCAAGCCCTTGTCCGCGATGGGCAGAACCGGGATCGCGGGCAGCGGCACCTCCTGCTTCACGGCGGCTTTCATGATCTCCGTCCGCAGGAACTCCTGAAACTGAACGGCCTCGACGAACCAGAGCGCGGGCCGCCAGCGCTTCGCCATGGCGATGACATCGGCGATGATCACATCCGGCAGGCGGCGGCAGATCGAGGCCTCCACCACATCGAGCACGCCGGTCTTCGGATCGAGCCCGCCGACGATGATCGCTGACGGGTCGCGGTTCGCGCCATGCCGCCCGAGCGACGGGTCGACCGCACCGAAATAGACAAGGCCCGGCTGCTTCTGCACCCAGAAGATGATCTGACGGAACGGGCTTTCCTCGCTGATCGGCTCGCCCTGCTTCTCTGACATGAAGGCGGTCTCTGAAGAGGCCCGCTCCACCATCAGCGTGTAGAGCGGCTCGACCTCCGGCCAGTTGACGACAGCGCCCTCATCCATCTGCGTGCGGTGCGCGTCATAGAATTGATGGGCCTGCTCCTCGCCCTCGTTCAGAAAATGCTCCTGCCAGCGGTCCCACAGATCCATGCGATCCGGAAACCGCTCGACTGCCCTGAAATGCCGCGCCTCCCAGCCGGGCTGGCGGGACAGCCTCACCAGCACGGCGTCGTAATGCAGCACGGTGCCGAGCATCACCACATCGAGCGAGCCGTCGGCGGGGCCCAATTTCAGCACGGCCTTCTCGACCCAGTTCTGAAGCTTGTTGCGGTATTGCGGGCTCTCGACATTCACATCGTTCTCGATGTCGTCGAGGATGACGAGATCGGGCCGGTGCGGCCCGAAGCGCTTGCCGCGCAGCGCCTGCCTTGCGCCCGCGCCGAGGATCATCACGCGGTTGCGGGTGACGATCTCGCCCTCACGCCAGCGCCGTCCCGCTCCGGAGAAATCCGGATAGTCATAGGCGAGGCGCGGGTTGCTCTCGATCTCCACCTTGATCGCCTCCACCATGAGCGCGGCCTGCTCATAGGTGTCCATGCCGATGATGATGAAGCGCTTTTGCCCGCGAAGCGCGCACCACAGCGTGAACAGCTGCGTGGCGATGGTGGATTTCGCCGCGCCGCGCGGAGCGATCCTCGCCTTGCGGTGGCCCTTCCGGCCCGCCGCCGCATCCTGCGTCAGCATCGCGGGCAGATCCTCGAAGAGATGCAGATGCAGCCGCGAGGGCGGCTTAGTCAGGTAGTGAGGGAAATAGGTCTCGCAGAAGAACCGGAACCCCTCAGGCGAGAGCGCCCGCGCGCGCCGCGCGTGACGCTCGGCCTCGTCTGCGGGAAATCCGTCGACATTGGCGTCGATGGCGGCGCGCAGGCTCGCACCCAGCTGCTCCAGCTGATCCTTGAACCCGCGCGGCGACAGCCGCTTGCCCTTGAGGTCGGGGATCATCCATAGACCCCGCCGAGTTGCTCGCCGAACGGCTCCAGCACCTCGAGCAGGGCCGGCGCGACATCCGGATGGTTGCGGCTCACGAAATCGGCGAGGCGGCGCAGCACATCCATGGCGACGCCCAGCTCCGAGATTTTCGGAGAGACGCGCCCGGCCGCGCTGACGGTCTTGTTGAAGCTGTCGGCGAGCGCCGCGAGGATCTTCGCCTTCTCAATCGGGGCGAGGCCTTCCGCCGTCTTCAGATCCTCGATGGTGGCCTGATGCAGCGCGACATAGTCCTGGATAACGCTGGCGACGACCGCCTCAAGCCCCTCGCCGGCGATGGTGGAGGAGGCGCGGGCGGCATCCCAATTGTCTCCGCGCTCGCCCGCCTCCGCCTTCCAGCGGCGGATCGTCCGTTCCGGCACCGTCAGCGCCAGCGCGATCAGCGGCAGCGTCTGACGCTCATGCACATAGCGCTGGCGCGCGGCGCGCCTCGTCTGCTCGTCATGGGCCATGGGCGATCACGCCGAGCCCTTCAGCTTCGCCGAGAGATAGGCGATGCCGACCGAGATCACGCCGCCCGCGACCGTGCCATACACGCCCGATTTGACCTCGACGGTGCGCATCCGGTCGTCCAGCTTGTCGAAGCGGGTGCCGAGCGCCCTGAAGCCCTCCTCGATCTTCTCCCCGTGGCCTTCCTGCCGCGTCTCGATCCGGGCGAGCCGTTCGCGGATGTCGACAACCTCCTTCATGTCAATCATCGCGCTGCCCCCGCCTTGCACCATGGTTTCGTCTTGCGCCCGCCGCCATAGGCGACGGCCAGCCCCTTTTCTTTCAGGTGGTCCGCCACGGCGCGCCAGCCGCCATCGGCAAACACCTCCAGCCTGCCGAGCACGCGGCCCGCATATTTGTCGGGGCTGATCTGGCTGACCCGTGCGGCCCGCCCCTTGAGCAGGCGCCCCAGTTCGTCCAGCGCCTGCTTGCCCAGCCGCCATTCGGCGTCGCAGGCCGCGCAGCTATGGCCGCCCGACGCCCGCTGGCCCATGCGCCCCTGGCCGCAGCGATGGACCTCCGGCGCATCGATGCCGAGGATGCGCACGAGCACCTCCTGTCCGGGACAGGGCGCGCGGCCACAGGGCCCGTCGACGAAGCGCACATCCACTGTGTCGCCATCGCGTGCCGCCAGCACCTCAACCGGGAACGGGCCGGGCCACCGCGCCTTCGCTGCGTCCGCGAAAGTCGGCCACGACAGAAGCGCCATCACAGCGAGCAGGAAATGCATCTCAGTCCTCCCATGCGCGGGCCGCCGCCGCGCGGCGCGCCTCGCAGATCCGGAGGGACACGCGGTCGCGGCCCCAGAAATTGACGATCTCCCCCGCCGCCAGACTGCGGTCAGGCAGCGGAACGGGAGATGAACAGGAGATCAGCGCCGCAGCGGGGAGCGGGGGCCTGACCAGATGCGTCGCCACGACCGGCTCAGCGGGCGAGGAGGCGCACCCGCTCACGGCCAAGGCCGCAAGCGCCAGCGCCGGGAAGCGATGCATTGGCTTTCTCCATGTCGGAAACCTGGCCCGCGAGGCGCTCGATCTGGTCGCGCGCGGCGGCGTCGGCGGCGGATGAATTGAGCGCGAGCCGGGCGCGTTCAACCTCTGCCTCGGCATTCGCCTTCGCGATCTCGCCCCGCCAATGGGCATCGCGCCCGGCGCGCGCCTCCGTTCGGGCCGTCTCGATCATCGCATCGATGCGCCTGATCCCTTTCATGAACCAGTAGCCGCCCAAGCACACGAGAAGGGCGACTAGGACAGCGCGTCCGGAGAACCTGGCCAGCATCGCGCCGATCATCCCGCGCCCCCCTCAGGCTTGGGCGCGCGGCGACGCTCGGAGGCACCCTTCGCCGGGCGGCCCGCAAGCTGCGCCAAGGCGCGCAGGTCAAAATGCCCGATGGCCTGATAGACGCCGAGCAGGGCGGCGATCAGCGTCGCCATGATCGGCACGACGATGGCGGCCATGTCGCGGCCAAGCCACATCGATGCGGCCAGCGCCGCCCAGCAGGCCACGATGTTGGTGGTGGTCCAGCCCTTGGAAAAGCGCCGCGACGGCTTGTCGGGGAGGGACGCGCTCATGCGTCCTCCGGCAGCGACACGCGTCCCGGCCGGAAGACCGCGCGGTTGAGCGCCATGAACGACTGCTCGATGCCGGTGCGGGCGATGGCGAGCCAGCGCTGGTCTATCTCGGGATCGCCGCCATACTGATCGAGCACGCGCAGGGCCTGCTCCTCCAGCGCCTTATGGGCATTCACGAGCGCGACCTTGTGATCCGACTGGGCGGAGTAGCCGGCGACAGGCAGACCTTTGTGCATTCACGCCTCCCGCGTCTTGGCGGCGGCGGAGGCGCGCTTCTCATGCGGCAGCGAGGGACGCGTCAGGCGATAGGCGGCGTTCCACGGCGCGGCGAGCTCCGGCTGGCCCTTCGGCCAATAGAAACCGATGAATTCCTTCTTCCTGAATGCCGAGATGTTCACCTCGTCATTCTGGTTGCCCCCGAGCAGATAGACGAACAGACCATCCTCGCCGACATAGAAACCGACATGGCCGGAGGCCGGGCCACGATTGCTGCTCTTGACCGCGATGCAGCCCAGAGCGGGCTGGGAAAGCCTGCGAAACGCGCCGCTAGACACATAGGAGCGCGCCATCGCGGAGCCGGAGCCGGAAACGCCCACCGTCTCCATCATCGCGTTGGTGAAAATCGCACACCATGGCACCGCGCCATCGTCGCCGCCGAGCGGGGTCTTGCCCATCCTGCGATACTGGATGATGCGCGGATTGGACGCCGCGCCGCTGACCTCGCGCTGGCCAAGCTCGTCGATGCCTTTCATGAGCCAGCCGGGCTTGGGCGCTGCCTTCAGATGAGCAAAACGGGCGGGAATGGCTGACATGGCGCGGCTCCGGTCACAGCGGATATCCGCGAGACGGTGCCCTACATGGCGCGCCGATCTACCGTGCGCCGTTCACGTCACTCGGCCGCATTGCGGCCAATCCAGTTTTCGATATCCATCTGCCTGTCGTCGGCTGGCCGGCCCTTTCGGGAGGCCGGGTGCATCTGGCCGCTGAGCGCCTTGTTGACGGTGCGCCATGACAGATCGAGCAGGCGGGCGATATCATTGACCGGCAATCCGCGCGCGCGCAACTCCCCCGATATGCGGATGATGGCTGCGGGGAGCCAGGGGCATTTGGGCACGTCGATCAGCTCGCCGCCGAACATCCGGCACAGGCGCTGGGCCGTCTCTTCGCCAAGCACGGCGATGGGCAGGCCCTCGCGCCAGCGCGAATGCACATAGAGCCGCGTCCCCCCGAAATGACGCGCGACGTCCAGCGCGACGTCAACGCTGATCTGCTCGGCGATGCCGGCGAGGGTGTCGCTGATGTCCTCGACCGTGATGACGATCACGTCGGCCAGTTGCGGCAGCGCGCTCATGACTGCCTCCGGTAGAGCCTGGCCTGGAGCGCCAGCATTTCGCCGACCTTGGGCCTCAGCCGGTCCTCCAGCACGAGGCGGCGATGGGCGCTCGGCCGGTAGAGCGCGATGTCGGCGCGCAGGGCCGCGATCTCGCCGGCCAGATGCCTGAGGCGCGCCAGCTCCGGCGCGACCAGCAGGGGCGCGGCCTCCACGAGAGAGAGCGGGGCCCGGGCGGCAGGCGGCTGGCGGCGGCGCATCACAGACCGCCCCGCCGCGTCGGGTCGAACGCGCCTGTCGTCACGGTGACGGCGGCGTTGTTTTTCACGATGTAGGAGCACCCGTCCGCCGTGATGACATATTCGGATGCGCCGATGCGCGCCGCCGCCTCGACCGAGCGCGTGAGGGAGCGGGAAAGGGCGGCGCGCAGCCCCTCCACATCGAGCCCGCCGGCGCGCTCGAGGAACCTCACGAGGGCATGATCGGTGACGCGCAGGGTCATGTTCCGCCCCGCGCCAGAATCATGTTTCTGTCCGCCCCGTCGCAATCGGGGGTGCCAGCATGATCGAGACCAAGCTGCTTCAGGAGGTGATTGAGGCGGTCGGAGGCATCAAGGGGGTATCCGACGCCGTAGATGTCGCCAAGAAGCTCAAGGACCTCTTCGCCAAACCGGATAGAGGCGGTGCCGCCACGCCCGCGCAGCAACAGATATTGCAGCTGATCGGCGAACTTTCGACAGAGGCTGTATCGGCGAAGCTGGACGCGGCGTCGGCGCGCGCAGATCTCTTGAAGCTCCAGCGCGAGCTGGACGCGATACGTCAGTTTAAGGATTGCTCGAAAGATTATGCCCTTGTGGAACTGCGGACCGGGAGCTTTGCCTATAAAAAGAAGAGCGCGGTTGGCGGCAACGCCCCAGCGCCCAGCTATTGCGCCCATTGTTTCGAGCAGTCGCAACGGGTTGTGACGCTCCAGCTCAAGAAACCGGATTTCAACGTCGACACGTTTCACTGCACGGCGTGCGGCTCTGAGGTCTTCCAGACGAACGACGAGCGTCCGCGATACATCAGTGTGAAGCAGAACCGGTCGCTCGACTGACATCACGCGCCTCCCTTGGCGAACGCCTCGCGCAGGCAAAGGCCGCCGATCACCATGATCCGCGCCGTGGCGGCGGGCGTCTGGTTGTCGGCGCGGGCGGCGGCGATCAGCCGGGCAAAATCGGCATCAGACAGATGCAGCTCGACGAGGCGGGTGGGCGCGGGCTCGGTCTCGCGGTGGAGCACCTGCCCGGCCTGTGTGGCCAGCATGATGCCGGAAAGATCGTTCTGGCGGCGCTCCGTCGCTGCAGCGCGGTTCGTGAACAGGCCGTTCACACTGCTCGCGGGCAGGCCCAGCCGCTCGCCGATCTCGTGATGCTTCAGTCCCTGCGCCTTGAGCGCCATCGCCGCCGCGGTGCGGCTCGCATAGCCCAGTGTCGGTTTCGGCGCGCCCATCACGCGGCCCTCCGTCTGGCGTCATCCGCCGTGGCCTTGCGGATGGCGATGAGGAGGCGGGCGGCGACATGCTCTGGCGAGCATCGGTTGTGCAGCGCCGTGCCCTCAAGCCAGCGATAGAGCGCCTCGGAGACGGGGATGGTGACGTGGCGCGGGCTGAGCGCGACGGGTGTCTCGCGGGCTGGTTCCGCATTGACGTTTCCGTTGGCACTGGCCTCGCGCTCGGCCTTCAGCCGCGCCTTCAACGCCTCTTCAATTCGCGCGGCGAGCTCGGCGTTGCGGTCATTGGCGGCGGCGAGGGAGGCTTTCGCGTCGGCCAGCTCCGCTCTGGTGTAGTCGAGCTGCCGCTGGATATCGGCGCGGAGCCCGTCCGCCGCCTCGCGCACGGTGTCGACCGCCGCCTCGGCGGTGGCGAGGTCGGCCCATGCGCGGTCGCGCTCGGCCTCAAGCTCGGCGATGCGCTCGGCGTCGGCGTCGCGCGCCGCCAGCAGATCGACATGGACATCAGCGACGACGCCGGCGATCACGGCACGCCCGGCGAGGTCATCCGCCCCTGAAATTTCCGCCGCCGCATTTGAGGGCGCGGAAATTTCAGGCTCCACATGGCGGACCATGGCGACCGGGCACCCCTCCCCGTCGACATGATGCAGGTCGATGCGGTCGGCGTCGCCGACGAGCGGCGCGACGCCGAGCCTGGTCATGACAGTGGCGAGCCTGTCCCATTGGCCGCGCACCCATTCTGCGTCGACCGTCTCCCACAGATCCGCGCAGCAATAATCGAGCGTCGGCTCGGTGTATTCGTCGGAGAGCCATTCGAGCAGCATCGCCTGCGTCGCGGTGAGCTTGATGCTGCGGCCCTCGCGGCTGATGGTGCGGGCCGGCACGTCGAGCGCCAGCCCGAAGGCGGCGAAATCAACTCTTGGCATCATCCCCTCCCTTCACGCGTCTGATCCACAATTTGAGCGCCTCGGCGCATTTGCCGGCCTGCTCCACCGTCAGAAACTCGGGCGCGCTCGCCCCGGTCTGACGGTTGATCCATGCGCGCAGCGCGGGTTTCCCGCGCGCGCCCTTGACCACCGCGCCGCGTGTCTGCAGATCGCCCCACAGGGCGTAGATGAGCCGCACATGGGCGGGTCGCTGGGTGCGCGGCCTGTCCGCACGTGCGGCGGGCTGGAACCCCAGCGCGACGAACCCCTCGAGCGCGGTGGCGCGCTCGGCCTCGCTCATGTCCGCCGCCGAGCGTTTGCCGGTGCGGGCCTCCAGAACCGCGCGATACTCCTCGACCGAGAGGCCAAGCCTTGCGCGGGCGATATGCAACTGTGCGGTGAGGCGGCTCATGGGGTTTCGCTCCTCGCAATGTGAGGGGCGGGGTCGGCGGTGGCGGTGTCGAGCCCCTCGGACGTGATCTCCGGCTCGGCGGCGAGATTGGTCCGCCAGAATGCGTCCCGCTCGAAGATGATCACGCCGGGCTGCTCAGCACCGAGCCGCCAGGCGATCCATGCCAGCAGCGCGCCGACGAGGCCCGCCATGATCATCTGGCCGAGATGGCCGATGCTCGCCCCCCAGACGATAAGCCCGAGGCAGACGCCGGCCAGCGCGACGCAGGCCAGCGCCATGGGATCGAGAATGCAGACGCGCTTCATGATGCGCTCCTCGCAATGCTCGGAGCGGGGGCGGCGTCATTGATCGCAGCCAGAACCTTGCGACCCTGCTCGGTCACGGTTGGATAGATGCCGTGATCGATGCTGATCAGTCGCTGTCGCGTGGCCAGCGAGCGGAGCGTGGACGCGCCGTGGTTGTCCCAGTTGAACGCCCCTGCGCTGATCGAGCGCAGGGCGAGCACCTGCGCATCGCTGAGGCGCGGCTCGCCATAGAGCACGGGACGATTGTCGAGCCTCGCCATCACGCGGCCCTCCTGCGCTTGCCGCCCTCGAGCCGCGCGGCGAACGCCTTGACCGCCGCGAGTTTCTCGGCCTCCGTCTCCGCCTCGGGCACGCCGGGCACGAGCAGGCTCTTGCCGTCATAGGCGTGGCGCGCATGGGTGATGAGCCGGCGCTCCAGCGCGTGCCGGGCACCTTGCATGAGGCTGATCGCCCCGTGGGGCTTGTCGTCGGCGACCTCGACGAGGCCGCTCTGCCAGCAGATGATGTGAGCCATCACGCGGCCCTCGCCTTGGCGAGGGTGGCGTCGCAGCCAAGCTCGAT